TGCGGATTAGGGACACGCGCCTCACTTGCGTGAAATTTATATACAATGCCAGGGTGTCCAAGTCTGACAAGGGGGTGATTCTGCACGTCATTATCGCCCTGTTCTCGGCGACCTCCTACTTTGAATACGTGGGCTTCCACCCACGAAACTCATATACCAGAACTAGAACAATCATCGTCGAACACGATCCTTCACGGCGGGTCCAAGATCCAAGGTGTTCCTGTCTTATTCACATACTACCCCTGTGGTGTTCAGGATCATATGGGAAACGCCCCCTTGCGGGGCCCTTACAGCAGAGGCTACTTCGTTCCTCCTCCTTATCCACGGTGTCAGGCGCAGACTCAGGAGTGTTTCAGGGTCAGTTATCGGGTCTTGTTTGGTATAACCTGTGTTCGATGCCAAACGGTTCACTACTCATCCCCAGGTGTGATTAGGGTCCACTCAGCGTCCACATTCCCCATTAGGGTCAGGTTGCTAGTGGAGTAAGGCGCATTTAGGGTTTTCTTGGCCCCAGCGTACCTCACGATGTCCTCTATGAGAGTGGAGGTCCGGAGACCTCTACCTAAGCCATGTGCTCATGGCTCCTGCACTCACAGGGGGAGGCGGAATTAACCTCCCTGTACAGGCACTATCGTGTGCCAGCGCCTCCGCAACGCCCACAAAAGGGTGTGGGTCCCGGAGCCTGCGGACTTAAGGGCGTCCGCGGTTTCCAACCTTGCCTGCTTCCATGGTGAATGCGAGGTGGAAGTCCTCGAGCGTCCATGACGAGATCTCTGTCTCGATCTCGATCTGCGCCACGGGAGTGATACCAAATGCCTTCTCGAAAGACTCCCGGGTCTCCCAAGTAATTCGGCCCCCAATCTCACTGGGGCGGTACTTCGTGCACTGTCTCAACCAAAACCTTGAGGCTATGACGTCCAGGGGCGTAGCGTCCTCACTCAAAGCGTGGAAGAGTTTGAAAAGAGCTTCTTGGATTGGAACTCCCTGCGCAAAAATCATCTCCGCAGGTGCAATCGTGGCGAAGAACCGCTGCG